GTCAGCTTCATCAAGACCCTCATCGAATACCGCGGCGAGATCAAGCTCGCCGCAGAGGCGTGGATCGCCTACAAGGTCGCCACCAGCTTCTTCGCGCCCATGGTCCGCTCGATGACCGAGGGGTCGGGCAAGATCGCCGAAAGCTTCCGCAACCAGATCACCTCGGCTAATCAGGCCGCGGCCGCCCGCCAGGCGGCATCGCTGCGCGAGATCACCGCCTCCCGCGAGTCGGCGCTGGCCGCCGAGCGCGAATCGCTGGCCAAGATTGCCGCCAAAGAGCGCGAGGTCATCGCTCAAAGCCGCGCGATCGACGCCATGCTGGCCAAGCAGGCGGTGCTGAACACGGCGCTCGAGCGCGCTCGCCTGGCGCAGACCGTCCAGGTCACGATTCCGCCGCTGTCGGGGTTCCCAGGACTTGCCGGCCCCCAGGGCGCCGATCGTGAAGACGTGCGCAAGGCACAGAAGGACCTGACCGACCAGCTCGCGAAGCAGAACGTTGCAGCAACTGCTGCGCGCGCAGAGCTGAACGCGCTGGCCTACGCCCACAACGGGCTCGCCAACAACGTGGTCACGACCACGACGCAAATGCGCGCCCTGGAGGGCACGACCGTTGCGGCTACGACTGCGCAGCGAGCAATGGCCCTGGGCGCCAGCGCGCTGCGCGCTGGCCTGGCGCTGATCGGCGGCGGGGTCGGCCTGGTCACCATCGCCCTGGTCGCCGGCATCGCCATGTGGAGCAAGTGGGCCCGGGCGGCAGAGGAAGCCCAGGCACGCAAGCGTCGCGCCGAGAAGAAGCTGTCGACCGAAGACGACGTCAAGGAGACGGTGGCCCAGCTCGCCCAGGCGCAGAAGGAACTCGATGACGCCCGCAAAGCTCCGGTCCGCACCCAGTTCACCGACACTGAGCGTCGCGCTGCGCTGGGCGGCGCCGGCGCCAAAGGCTACAACGATGAAGCTGCCAAGATCAGGGCCATCACCGAAGCCTCTGATCGCGTCAAGGAGCTGGAAAAGATCCAGTCGATGCAGCGGCAGTCCCTTCGCGAGGCGAACGCTCGCGACGAAGCCGAAGGCATGCGCAAGCAGGCCGACACCATCATCGACGCGAGCCGCACCGCGACCGACACCCAGCTCAACGAGAGCCGCGCCCGTCAAGCCAAGCTGACCGGCAGCGACAAGGACACGATCAAGAAGCGCCTGGCTGAAACCAACATCCAGACGGGCCTGGTCATCAGCCAGAAGAAGGCCGAGAACGCGCAGCTGGAGAAGCTGTTCGCGGACACGGAGAAGATCATCAACGGCGACGGGTCGCAGTCCACCAAGGACGCGGCCGTGCTGCGCCGGGCCGAGCTCGCCCAGCAGATGAAGACCAACACGGACGAGATCGTCCAGATGGTCAAGGCGCAGGACGAGAAGATCGAGTACGTCACCAAGGACAAGAAGGGCAAGGCCAAGGCGAGCCCGATCGGCTACGACAAGGTCGACGCGCTCATTGGCGGCCTAGCCGGCCAGCGAGCAGAACTGCAGGCGGAGGTCGACTCCTTCAATGCCACGTTGGGCCTGGTGGACAAGGGTCTGGCCGCTGCTGCAAAGCTCGAGGCGCAGGCCAAGGCCGGGAAGTTCAAGCACCGCGACGAAGATGGTAAGGCCGTGGCCGACATCACGCCGGCACAGCTTGCCCAGGCCAAGACGCTGGCCCAAGAGGTCGCCAACATGCAGGAAGCAATGTCGCTCGCTGAGCGCATCGCCGCGCAGGGCCGCGACATCAAGGGCGACTACCTCCAGGCGGTGCAGATCCTGGCAGACCCGCTCGGCCAGATGAAGATCGCCGACCGCGGCAAGTCGGGCGAGTTCGAGGACATGCTCCGAAAGACCGGGCTGGACATCGACAAGATCGCCCAGCAGCTCAAGCTGACCCGGGAGCAGGCGGAGAACTTCAACGCCCAGGTGAACGCGCTTCGTGCCAACCTGGCGACGATTGACCTCGCCAAGCCCGTGCAGGAGATGGTGGTCGAGACACAGCGGACCAACCTGGACCTGATCACGAACGATCGCGAGCGCATGGCGGCCCAGCTGGAGCTCGAGCGCCAGATGTACGTCAAGAAGATGGAGAACCTCATCGCCGACAAGAAGGCGCGTGGGGCGGCAAATGCTGACATCTTGGCGGCAGAGAAGGCGCTGGCCGATTGGCAGGCAACCAACAGCAAGGCGACTGCGGAAAAGCTGCGGACGCCGCTCGAGCAACTCGCCAAGCAGTGGGGCGACAGCACGAAGAACATGCAGGAGGCCACTGCCCAGTGGGCGCAGCAGAGCCTGGACGCATTCCAGACCTTCGTGCGGACTGGCAAGTTCGAGTGGCAGTCGCTAGTCTTGGACATTCTTTCGGGTCTGCTCAAGATCAAGATGCAAAAGGAGCTCGCTGGCCTGCTCGGCGGCGGCAGCGGCGGCTCGACGCCCAGCGGCGGTGACGGAGGCGGGGGTGGTGGTTTCTGGTCGACCATCGGCAACTGGATTTCGACTGCCTTCTTCGCGGACGGCGGCATCATGACGCAGTACGGCGCCGCTCCGCTGCGCAAGTACGCCAAGGGCGGCATCGCGAACAGCCCACAACTCGCCCTGTATGGCGAGGGGTCCATGAACGAAGCCTTTGTGCCGCTGCCGGATGGTCGCTCGATTCCCGTGACCATGAAGACCGACGGCGAGCGCCAGGAAGCCAAGGAAGTGGCCGGCGAGATGCCGAGCGTTACGGTGAACGTGATCAACCAAACCGGCCAGCCGGTGAGCGCGCAGCAGAGTCAGCCGCGGTTCGACGGCCGCCAGATGATTCTGGACGTCGTGCTCGGCGCAATGACCCAGCCGGGCGCGTTCCGGGACAACATGCGGGGCGCGGTGTCGTCCTGATCGAGAAAGAAGGACACGATGGCCACCGCGCCGCTCGCATTTCCGACCTTGCCTTCGGGCAAGAGCTTCGACTCGTCGAAGTATTCCGTGACGCCCAGCGACCCCGGCATGCGCCAGGAGGTCGAGGGCGGCTACGTCATCACGCGCGCGCGCTTCACCCGCAAGCCGCCGCGCACCTTCGACTGCGCCTTGACCAACATCACGCAGGCCGACAAGGATGTGCTCGAGGCATTCTGGGACACGACGCGCGGCACCTCCCGGGCGTTCAGCTGGACGAGCCTGCAGGACGGCAAGACCTACAACGTGCGGTTCAAGACGTCGCCGACATACACCTACGCGGGCATCAAGCAGACGCACTTCTGGGATTGCACCATTCAGCTGGAAACGGTATGATCGAGTAAGTCACTGCTGACTTACTAATGAGCAAATCCCTCTCCGTCGCCACGATCCTCGAGAAGAACCGCATCGAGTCGGGCGTGCCGTTCCTGCCGCTGCTGGACATCGAGGTGATCGATCCGGCGACGGGCGGCGTGGTGGAGGTGCTGCACCTGGTGCGCAACAACGAGCCGGTGACCTTCAACGGCGTCGAGTACGTGCCGACGGCCTTCGACATCAGCCTCAAGGAAGAGGTGAACGCGCAGACTTCGCTGGATCTCTCGATCAACGACTACAGCCAGGCCCTGCAGGTCTACATGCAGGCCTACGGCGGTGGCGTCGGCTTCAACGTCACCTTCAGCATCGTCGACAGCAGCGCGCTGGACCTGCCCGCCGAGATCGTCGAGTACTTCGAGGTCATGACAGCCTCTGCCAGCGAGTACATGGCCACCTGGTCGCTCGGGGCGAACAACAATCTCTTCCTGCAGTTCCCGCGTCGTCGCCAGATGCGCGACTTCTGCCAATGGCGCTTCAAGGACCCTGACACCTGCGCCTACGCCGGCTCGGCCACCAGCTGCGATCTGACGCTGCAGGGTCCGAACGGCTGCGCCGCCAAGGGCAACCGGGCCGACGGTCAGCCCCAGACCATTCGCTTCGGCGGCTACCCAGGCATCAACAGCAACGGCATTCGCTATGCGTGAGGTGGCCGGTGAGCTGTATGCCGACCTGATCGGCAAGCCCTTCCTTTGGCGCGGCCGCGGGCAGGGCGGGTTCGACTGCTTCGGCCTCGTGCTCGAGCTGTTTCGGCGCGCCGGCAACGACATGCCCGACTGGGACACACCGCCCGCGATCGAGGCGGTGTCGGGCCTGGTGGCCGCTGAGTTCTCGCAAGGCCGCTGGGTTCGGTGCGAGT